GGTCCGTCAATCGTACACAAGAATTGTGTAGGTCTAGCCAACCCACCTGCCTGTGTTAGACCTGATCTAAATTCATTGAATACGGAATTGTAATTAGATGATACATTGTTGTATGAAAATCTTTTATTTGCTTCTTTTGTATTAAATTGTGGTTTACTAGGTGGTATACCTAATCGTATATCCATGTCACCTATTCTTTTACCTATACTAATTAATGACATTAAATAAATCTCCTACTATCTGCATAAACTTGTCCTACAGACGCCTTTTTAAATCTTTGTACAGGTAGATAAATTGCTGTTGCAGCCTCGTCAGCATTTATTCTTAAAAAACCTGTCTGTACATATGAGTACAAATATTTCTTTATTGTTGGTTTTACTATTTTTACATTCTTTACATCATCATAGGCAACTTCAAATCTTGTATTCTTATCAAATCTTCTATCAGACGCTGTTGCCTGCATACGTTCTAATAGTTTAAATCTCAATAACGGTGGTAGATAGTGAAAGTTCATACCCATAAACCCACCTGATATTGGTTCTAACGGCAACACTAATGGGAACACATCATAGTAAGGTAGTGTTTTTCTTAATTTAGGATTATACCCAAATAAGTTTAATCTACCTACACTAGGACGACCATTTAGTTTGTTTTGTCTAAACAATTGTCTAGCAGTTGTACCGCTTGCTATCTTGTTTACTTGCGTTCTATACCAAGTAGCAGATTTTTCAGCGTCTCCTGCTCTTTGTTTGATTGTATCAAATACACTTGCCATACTACTATTTATGTTGATAATAAATAGATTCTATGAAGAAGTTGAAGAATCCAGATAAACGCCCTTATTCAGGTAAATACAAACCACTCAACCCACAGAAATACAAAGGCAATGTAAGCAACATTATTTATAGGTCTAGTTGGGAGAAACGTTTTATGATTTATTGTGATAAAACTAGGGCTGTAATGGAATGGGGTAGTGAAGAAATAGCAATATATTATCGTTCAGTTGACAATAGGCCACATAGATACTATCCTGATTTTTATATGAAAGTTAGACAATCAGACGGCACATTTAAAAAGTTTGTTGTAGAGATTAAACCTAAAGCACAAACACGTAAACCTAAAAAACCTTTACGTGAAACTCGTACCTATAAAAATGCGTTGATTACTTATGAGAGAAATAGAAGAAAGTGGTCAACGGCGTATGCTTGGTGTATAAAACGAAACATGAAATTTCTGATACTAACCGAAGACCACTTAAAGACTTTTTAGATTAACTTATTACTTTTCTTTACATTGAAAGTGGCGTCAATCAATTCACCATTATCTAAAGTGTGTGTACCACCTTTATCTTTAGGTATTACAGCGTCACCGTGCCACTTCGTAAAGTCAGCAATCTCGTTAAAAGGTATTTCTTTTTTAGTTCTAGTACATTTACCTTTTTGTCTTTCCCACATTTTTACTTTATCATCATATGAAAAATAATCATCTGGATCTTCTTGTTGTACTAAAATCTTATCAGTAAAAGCATTGTCTTCAATTTTATCTTTTACTAATTTCTGTCTGTACACTCTAAACTCATCACCGATCTTTCTAGTTAGAGTTTTGAAGTTGTACTTTTCTGTATCACCTTGTTTAGGTGAATCGTAAGTTGTTTTTTCATCAGCAAACATCTTACCAGTTGTTTCTAACCATAACTTGTAAAAGTCATTTGGTTTCTCTATTTTAACATTCTGCATTTTATAATCGTATGAAATACAAAAATAGTCAAATATAGAATTACTTGATTTCTTTAAGTTAGCAGTACCGACCTTGATAGTATCAAGTACTGTATTCAGCACTCTATTGAATTTACTATCTGTTTTACCAGGTCTTACTATTTTGTTTGCCTCACCAGTAGGGGACATGTAAACTTTATCTAAAGTCTTTTTGTCTGTAGTGTTGTAAGCAGCGTAAGCAATACACTTAGCAATAAACTCGTCTGCCTTTAAAACTATAAACTCTTTGTTCTTTACAAAGTTCTTTAAAGACTTTTCAAATGTATTTCTTTTATCTCTTACATACTGAGCAATCTTACTAGGATATGATTGTCTGATCTGTTGACCATTCAATGGCACACCATCGTTAACGTTTCTGAATAATACAGGTAAGTTAATCTTTTGTATTTCAGTATAAATCGCAAATGATAATTCTGAATTGTTTAATTTATCTAAAAGCAACTTGTTTAGAGTTTTGTTTTTATTCTTACCAGGTTTAACTGATACAATACCTTTTAATGTTTCATAGTCACCACTAGGTACTATAATCTCGTTATCTGCAAAGTTTCTTAATGAGATTGATCTATTGTTACCGTCAACTGATACGTATAAGTAACCTTCATCTTTTAATTGTTTAAAGTACTCAATAGAGTCATCATCAATACCAATGCCTTCGTTATAGTCTAAAGCAGCGTCTATGTCAACTAAAATAAAAGGTGACGGAGCACTACCGAATAGAATTGATTTAATGAATTTTGATTGTTGTCTTTTGTCCCATCTACTTTCTTTGTCTGTACCGACTTGAAATGATGGATCAAGTTTGATTTTGCCTTGTTTTTTAAGTTCAGTAAACTCGGCAACTGTCATTGTTTTATTGTTATATTTCATTGTTCTCCTTTGTTTTATACTCTATCAGTATATCAGAAAACAATGCTTTTGTCAAGCGTTATTTTGGTGTAAAATAAGAACAAAACGTGAACATTTAGTAGGGTGGCCCGAAGGCCACCCCTATTTGAGAAAGTGAGAGAGATAGATTATGAATCGTCTTCAGCTAGTTTACTAAAGTACGAAAGGTCATCGCTTCCGTTAGACGATTCAACTTTCTCTACCGAGTTGTTAGAAGACGTTGGTATGTCGTTACTGACAGGTGGGAGGTCAATATCCTCTACTGACTCGGTACTTCTTTGTCCAGTAAGTGTCTTATTCAGTTTCTCTTTGAGTTCGTCATAAGACTTAAAGTTACTTGGATCAATGAAGGCTTTGAGAGCGTATTGAGATTGCCAAATCTTGTTAATCTCATCATCAGTATCTTTTAATTTACTGACTGGCTCAAATTCTGATTTATCATAATTCCAGTAGCCATCTACCTTTCTGATTTTTAGTTTAAAGTTTGCACCTTCCCAAAAATCAAATGGGTTAACAGCCTTTTCATCTTCAAATGCTGGGTTCATTGCTTCAGTAATCTTATCAAAGATTTTCTTACCGAATTTAAACAAGAACACCTTGCCTTCATTCTCTGGATGTTTAGGATCAGATACTACAAAGATATTAGAATAGTAAGATAACTTTCTTTTTCTCTTTCTAGCAATTTCTTTATCGGCTTCTATGCCTGTATTCCACAACCTTGTGTTTTCTTCACTAACAGGATCCTTTTTGTTTAGTGTAGTTAAAGAGTTTTCAATATACCATTGACCACCTGGTCCTTGAAACGCATGGTTCCATACTCTCTGCCAAGGCATATCTTCGCCTTCTACAGCAGGTAAGAATCTTAATACTGCGTAACCATTGCCAGACTTATCTAGTTCAGGTTTCCATAACCTGTCGTCTTGGTACTTGTTTTTCTTTTCGGGTTGTTCTATTGTGTTTTCTAACTTCTTCGTTAGTATATCAAAGTTTGACTTTGATTTCTTTAGGGCTTCTAATGCACTTGACATTGTATTTTCTCCTTGTATATATTGTTGTACGTATTTGTATTAATGTAAGTATTACTATTATTTATACTGGCAACATACTCAACCATTATAATATAATAACACTATTTACTTATATTGTCAAGCAGCTGTGCTTGAGTAATATATGTTAAATTCTTCTCGTTTCCCAACAGTTTTTGATTAGTTGTATTGTCATCATCTGCCTTGTTTACCTTGTAAAATGACACTTTAGGGTTGTCTTTCAATACTCGTAACCACTCTGCTTCCCATACACCTGTAGGTTGGGGTTCATAATGTGCTGATGAGTAGTTTTTAGTGCCTTTGTAGATATTATTAAACAACTTTGTATCTGATCTTAAATCCATACCTATCATATACACCTCATCTAGTTCACTATATTTACATGCAACATGGCCTGCTGTAGCACCAGCATGATAGCCTGGGTCTTCCCATTCTTGTGTCATATCGCCGTCTGTGATCCATGATACATAAATGTGGGTGTTGTCAACATCTTTCTTAAACTTCGTGCCATCTTCTTTTCTTATTGTTGCCTCACCTTTGATTGTATGAGCATTCATAACGTACATGTCACCTTTATCTGCATTTGTAACTATCTTATCTGCATTGTCTTTATCTTGTGTATGTAACATGCCTTGTAACATTGTATCATACATGAAGTTAGGTACTTTAGTCCACTCTCTAAAATAACAAGGTATCTTATGAGCAATACCTTTGTGGTATATTTCATGTGTCATTGTGCTGTCAACAGCAATCAATACATCTGGTAAAGGATTATCTCTATAGTAAGCGTTACAAGCATATATCTTACCATACTTCTTCAATGTTGTCAAGTCAAAGTTCTTACGTGACTCACCATTGCCAATAATAAATGCTCTTTTTTTCATAATCTTACCTTGTCTAGGCCATCTCTCATCAGCAGTAGGAAATCTATCTGCCTTGTTTCTTTTAGATTGCTCTAGTCCTATTTTTAATAATTCTTCTTCTTTAGGCCATTCTTCATCAAAATATTTAACCATAATAATAATTCAATAGACCCATAGAATATATTGCAAGTGATATAGCATTCAATACAATTAAGGACCTATCGTGCCATAACAAACCTACAGTTAACCAACCTATGAAACCTATGTTAGCAATAAACATGTTTAAAGGAAACAATTCTACTGCTGTAAACATCATAGCAACAATTAATATAATACTACTTGCCCACTTGATGTACCATGACAAGTCACCTTTAGGTGTTACCTTTTTATAAACTCTGCTTGAGTTTAGTTTGGCAATCTTATCATCTAATTTTTCTCTTATCGGTTCTATTGTCATTTTCTTTTTTTCTTTGTTATATGTTGATAGT